CATACCCATAGATATGAAAAATAATTAGGTTTCCGAAGAGTATATTATTATGAAATCATTATCAAATTATTACCAAGACATACAAGCTCCTTTAATTATAACAAATGAATCGTTTTCTTTATATATTTCCAGTTTAACTTCACTCAATGCATAGGTAATTTTATTGTTAACTTCTTTGAGATAAGATGTTTCTATATCTTCAATTTTTTTATATGTAGACATCCGTAATTGTTCTAATTCGGTAATGCAATCAGATATAGTTTTCTTCATAGTTAAGTTATATAGTGATAAAAACGGCCTTTATTTAAATCGAGAAGTTGATAATCTGTTAGCTTGTTTTATAGGAAGTTTATCTATTATATCATTCAATTCATCCACAGTAAGTTTGTTCCAATCAAAGTTACGCAAATGATCAACCTTTATCTTCTTATATTCATCATCATAATCTTTTTGTGTAATAATTTGTGCGGAAATTTTCTTATCAGGATTGTTTTTCTTTAAATACTTATCATTTCCACCTTTCACCAATTGACCGTTTTTGGAAAAAATATTACCATCTGCATCTACTAAATTGCCATTTGATAATATTTTTTTAATAACCGATCTATCTTTTACAGATGTTCCACTTTTTCCAATCCAAATTGCATCGCCTACTTTAGCTTGGTGCAATCCCTTTGTGTATTTATCTTCGGCTTCGTTGATAGAAGTTGACAGCAATGATACTAATTTCATTATGAATTGTTTAGTATAAATATAGAATTTATTGCGAAATGATAAAACGGCCTTTCTCACCTTTTGGTAAGTTTCTACTCTTTAACCACTTCCGTCTTTCTTCGTATAATCGCTCTCCTTCTATATCACCATTTCTTTCTTTGAACCAATCTAAGGAGTATCTACCTTTTGCTTTTGCTTTTTGTTTTGCTTTGGTTTCATCTGAATGGTTCTTTCCGTACATTGGGTTTTTTGAACCGGATACAGTTTCTTTCATTCGTTGCACAAATTCCATATACTCATCGGTATCATATCTACCTTGCCACACATCACCCCCTTGTGGAGTAAGTAGTGTGTTTAATCCACTTCTACTGGCAGACTTATAGTGTGATATCAATGATATTTCCATTGCATCTGCATTTTGCTTACCATAAACTTCTGCCAATATCTCCTTTGTAAAAGTATCCCATCCATATTTCCTAACACATTTGTATAACTTATTATCAATTCTTTCGGATGCTCTTTTGTGACCATACATTCGCAAATCAAAATCATTAGTTTGTCCAATATAGATTTTTCCATTTGGTGACACCAATTTATAAATATAATATTTTTCCATAGAACTCATTTTATATAAATATACACATTTTTATTTAAAGACACAAAAAAAGGTTGGAATTGCTTCCAACCTTCTTAATTAAACTGAAAATGATGATTATATCAAGTTCAAGTCTTTTACAAAGATACGACCATAAAATTCGGGACGGACTATTTTCTTTGCATAACGAGTCATAACACCTCTACGTGGAGTAAAGTTATCAGGATCGTACACAAGCGGAGTCATAATCAATGGTACGTATGGAGCATAAACTGCACCAGTTTCTAAGAAGTTAGCACCCTTATAACCCAAAAGAATTTGGTTAGAAGTCATGTAAGGATTCTTATAAACTGTGTAACGGTTTGAGATGCTACCTACCACAGATACACCAGCAGCGAACTGCATTGCATCCTTCTCTGCATTCACGTGGAATCCAGGGATAGATTCTAAGATAGTACATACATCAGGTGATGCAACGATGAAGTTAGCACCTCCTCTCATTGTCAACTGGTGAATCTTGTTAGAAACTTTGTTAAGTTTCACACCAAGAGTCTGGAACCAAGTTGATTTCTGGTATGCTAATGATGAGTTACCACCAGCCCATTGTCCAGTTACGTTGTTATATTCTTCACCAACGGTTGCTGACCAGTAATCTACAGTCAATGCATTTACTTGCAACATATCTAGGATTTCAAGATCGATTTCCAAAGAGATATATTCAGAAAGCATTGAAGTTAATTCAGCTTCAGCATCAATTGAGTGATACGCGTTCAAATCCTGCGCTAATTCAGGAGTCCACACTGCCTTTAACTTACGAGTCTTAGCAACGATTGATTCGCTCTTCAACTCCAAGTCAACTTCTGGAATGTTAAGGTTTACACCTTGTCCACCCAATGCACCAGCACCATTATTAATAGGAGTTTGATCTTCGAAATCACCTCTTGCATAAGATGAAGGTTGAGTGTTATACTTCACACTACCAATAGTAGTAAAGGCAGCAGATGCAGAAATTAAGAAAGTGTAGTTGTTAGCAGCGTAATCATGAGTAGAGAATTCATTCAATACTTGTCCGAATGAACCACTCAATACGAATGATTTTACAGCTTCAACATCTGAACCAGAGATTGAACTTACTGGAACAGTTACTCTTTTCAATTGAGTAGAGGATACAGATGCAGAGTATTCCTGACGGAAACCAGCATCAGCCCAAGAAGCAGATACAACGGTTGCAGGTACAGCGAACACAATTGATTGTGATGGTAATGAATACCCAAATGTACCGTTTCCATAAAGACCACCAGTAGCAGCATCAGTTCTACCGAATTTCGCACCAGTTCCACCATATAATGATTGTCCCTGTGTCTTTCCATCAGCAGTTGTACCGTACTTAAAGTCCATAAAGAAGATAAGACCAGAAGGTAAGTTCATAGGTTGTACACTAACGAACTCCTTTGCAGCGATTTCACCGAAGATTCTTCTTACAAGTGGAAGTGCTACTCCTGACCATTCTTCTGAACCTTGACCGTTTGCACCAGTTTGAGATGCTTCAGTCAACAATTGTTGTGCTTGGTTTTCCAAAAGCACTGCCATTGAATGTTGATCTCTTTCTCTTAATCCTTCAAGTAAGCCGGTTTTTTCCCACTTGCTCTTTAGACCACGAGTCTGTTCCAACATTATAGCTTGAGGGTTTTTAGCCTCCAATAATGATTTTACATTAAAATTTGCCATTTTGTTTTTTTATTTAATTTTCTTATTTAATTATACCAGCTAATTTCTTAAATCTGCTTGCAACGTCATTACTTTCGGTAATGATTTCTTTTGCAGGTGCAGTTGATTTAGCAGGCTTTGATGCGTAACTTTCTGCGAGTTTAGTTGCAGTGGTAGATTTTTTATTCACACCATTACCAATCTTAAATGATTCAGCGATAGTAGAGTATACCAATTTAACTTCTCTTACATTCTTTGTTCTGTCCAAAGTTTCAACAACTTTGTACTTTTGCTCACTTGTCAAGTTGTAGTTACGGAATAACTTGTTCACATAAAGTAATTTTGCATTTAGTAAATTAACCTCGTTAATTGTACCTTTCAATGAACTAATCACTTTGTATGCTTCTTCAAGTTCTTTTTCCTTATCCTCAACTTCTTGCTTAAGTTGACCAAATTGTGATGCAGAGAATGGATTAGAATCATCTGTTTCGGCTGCTTCCACAGGCGCTACAGGTGCTTCTTCTTCACCACCATCATCACCATATCCCATTTCTCTTAGAATTTCGTCTAAGTCGATTTCGTTATCACCAACTGGTGCATCTGCTACTGGAGCATCTGTTGCAGCGGGTGCTACTGGTTCAGCTACCGGAGCTGGGGCTTCCTCCTCTTCTGATCCTGTTTCTAATTCCTTGATGATTTCATCTAAGTCTAGGTCATCTTCTTCATCCTCGCCTTCTTTAATGGCACCGGTTGCATAATCTTCCCCGTCTTTGTCATCATCTTCGTTAATTCCTGTTCCAAGAGTTGCTCCTGTTACATCTTCGTCATCATCTTCAGCAGATGGTGCTTCACCTTCTTTTAAATCGGAAATTTTTTCGTTGTTGCTATCTTCAGCACCAGCAGCAGCAGTTTGTTTTGTCACGTCCGCTTTACCTAATTCATCAGATTCAGCAGCAGAGTCAAATGCTTTTGCGGCAGGTTGCTTATTATCACCTTTTCCAATTTCAGAAGATACGTCATTCTCATTAGTTAAATCATCCTCATCCTCATCGTTTTCTAATTCTTCTTTCAATTTTTTAGAAAGCATAGATTGCAATTTAGGAGTGAATGCTTCTTCGAGAGCGATTTTTGCATTTGCTAACGCGGTTTCTCTAACGGCTTTAGCATCAGCGATTGCTTCTTTCAATAATTTGCTATTATTCATTTTTGTTTATAATTGCTTGGACTAATAGATTTTGTGTCCAAATAAGATTACTTGATTATAGTTGACTCTATATAAGAAGATAGAGTATTCGAATCAATTAATAATAAATATATAGTTTTTTTATAAAACGATATATTTTTTGAAAAAAATTTTGTTAATTGAGTTTTTTTTCGTAATCTGAAAGTTTTTTCTGCTTATAAGTTGCACTAATTATCTCCTGTCTACGTGCAACTGATGGTTTTACGTACTCAGTTCTTGCTTGTAACTCTTGTAACTGTTTTGTTTTTACAACCTTATGCTTCAACGCTTTTAATGCTTTTTCAACATTTCCTTCTTTAACTTTTACTATTAACATATATCAGATTTTATTGTAACTCTGTTATTATTTCTCTAATTAAATCATGTGATTTACACCACTCACCACAAATATCCGTTCCTATCTGTGCATAATCTTTCTTTACTGATTCGGTTAATTGTTCCATAAATGCTCCTTGTGTAGAGGGATTAGAAACAAAGTCCCATCCTAATAATTCAAAATCTTGTCCAACCTTTACTTTATTCTCTCCAATTTGTTCTACTGAACCCATTCCTCTAGATGATATACCCAATCTAATACCAGATTTTAGCAATTCTTTAAGTATGTTTCCAGATGGAGTTGGTAATATTTCAACAATACCTACTAGATCATCACCTTCCCATTTACATTCTTTAATGTTATGTGATACGTTCTTTAGGTTTATAACAGAACTATCTGGATGGTCTAGTTCACCCAATGCTCTTCTTTCCTTAATTAATTGCTGATATTTTTCCACTTCTCTCTCAAGAATTTCACGTGGATATACTCTACCGTTTTGGTTTTGCGCATTTGCTCTTTGCAAAATACCTTTAACCAATACAATACCATTATCACCTTGAGTTAAATTTCCTTCAAATAATCGTGTTTCTATCAGTAATTGTTTCATATTACTTATTTACATTAGACTTCGCAATAACATCTGCTTTCTTATTTATATCAGATTGTTTATTTATATTTGCTACTTTATTAACATTAGCGGGTGCAATTACATTCTTTTCACGTAATTGAGATGCACCATCGTTAGTATATTCAGATGGAGCGCTTGTATCATCCACACTTCCCATATTTTTATTAGGATTTGCATAATCAGATCCCTCTGGTCTTAATGATTCTAACGCTTCAATAGCAGAGTTTATTTTATTATTTATCTCTTCCAATTCCGCTGCACGTTGTTCTTCTTCCATACGAAGTTGTTCAACTTTTTGAGCTTGCTTTTCTCTAACTAATTTTATTTTTTCATGAACCCCTTTCCAGTTACCATCAACTTTATCAAAAAAAGATTTTCTTTCTTGATCAGATTTGAAATGTGCAGGAGATTCTACTCCATGCTTCTTTAGCATAGTATTAAAAAATTGTTGATAATCCTGCTCTTCTTGCATAACTTCACCAACTATTTGCTTCAATTGTTCACGTGTAATTTTCATTTTGATTACTTTTTTAAGTATGAAATATTTTTTCGTATTCCTTGTAACCTTTCCTTTATTCTATAAATATGACGATTTGTTCTTTTCCAAAATTGTTCTCCCCTTAAAGAATTCTCATTCTTAATTTTACCATACCATTCCAAAAACTTCTCAATCTCATCAACTTTTCTACGTATCTCTCTAATACCAACACCTATCTTTCTATTAGGTGGAGCATTTTCTTTTCTAAGTTTCTGATAACGGTTTTCTTTTAAATTACTCTTTTTAAAATCTATTTGTTGTGTGGGTGCGCCTATAAAAGTTGTTCCTCTAAACGTATATCCGCCATTACCATTTTTATAAAACTCAATTTCTTCATGACCACTTCCTAATTTAAAACCAGCTTTATTAAGTTTTGAAAGTAATTGAGATGGATTCTTTATATATTTAGGAATATCGGTATCATTTATGACAAGTTTTACATCTTTATCCGATACATTTTTCTTTGCTACGTATGCAGATTCATTAACAGCATCATACCCACTCAATCCTGCCATACGTTTAACATACGCAGCATCATGTTTTCCAAATGCTTTGGGTGTATCATACCCAGCTACCATTCCAGTTGTGGTGGTTTCCTTTTTTAGTTTCTTTTTCTTTTCTTCAACTATCTCAGAAACTATCTCTCTTATAGTTTTACGCAGATTTTCTATTTGCTTTGACATTTTGTATCTCCTTTAATAGTTCATACGTAAGCATTAATACCGAAACTTGCTTTTCTTGATTTTCTTTTATTAGGGTATCATTCTTCATCATTTTCGCCAACTCTTGAAGCTTGATTTGTGTTACCTTATCGTTTACCTCCTTTAATTCTTTTAAAAGAGAAATTTGTATTTTTTTAATTTCCGCCTTAATATATTCGTTGAAGGTAGATGTATTTGATACATTATTTATAAATTCTCGTAATAAATTTTTTTGAGAGGAATCCAATTTTGAATATTTTTTATTAAAATTCTCAATCAATAATTTATATGTAAGCAATCTTAAATCTTCTGATTGTTTTGCGAAAGTTTCATATATATTTTCCTCTTTTTTAACTGGTAATTTTGTTCTAGTCACATGTTCCAATACTAAATTATTAGAATTGATGTAATCTCTAATTTCTACCTTTCTACCAGTGGGATTAGTTTTTGATTCAAAAATTTTATATATAGATGCAAGTAATTTGTAGTTTTGTAGATTTGATGATAAAAATTTAGGTAAATCATATGATTCTTTAATGGTTTTTATCAAATTATATTTTTCCCTATTTAGTTTTTGTTCATCCAACTTTTTACGCTCTTCTATTATTTCTTCAAGAAATAACTTAGCGTCGTCTATTGTATTATATTTTTCTTTAACAACTTGATTATAAAGTTTAAGTTCTTTTGCCAGTTCTTTCTTAGAATTAAAAAAATCTTTAATAATAGATTCGGACACGTTCTTTTTAGAATTTGATAACACCTCATGTGTAATCTGCTTTACAAGCAATTCAAATAAAATAGCGGTGTTCTTAAACTTCGAATGTTTAACTTTCATTACAATTAATTATTACGGTTGTCTATATATGTAAATATTTACTATTAATAAATATAGTTTATTTTACTAAAACCTCAATTATTCATCGGGTAATATATTTTTATCATCTAATAATGAACCAGACTCAGCATTACCTTCGTCTAATTTATTTTTATCTTCAAACAATTTACCCTTTGCAGTAGTAGAATTTCTTATTTTCTTTCTAAGCGCATCTCTTAATAACTGTTCTTTTGATGCTAATCCTTTTAATTTATTAGTAAGTCTACTATTTCTGTTTTCAGCATTTGGTTTGAATTGATTTTCCTTATTACCCAATGGATCTCTTCCAAATGCGTTGTCATCTGTACCTCTATCTCCAGTTTCAATTGGTCTACCACCCTCTTTTCCGTTTTCAGCGGATGCAGCCTGTGCTTCAGGTGAAGATTCTTCATTATTAGGTAATTGTTCCTCAGGTTGTTGTCCTGGTTGTGCGCCTTCTTGCGGTGGTTGAGGTGGTTGCTCATATGGATCAATTCCCTCATTTTCAATCTTAGTTAATCTATTTGCATCAAACGTATCCAATACAATATCCTTACGATGCTTTTTAACTTGATCTTTAGAGAATTTAAATATTTCCTCATATATAAAATCATTGCTAATCAATTTCAATGCTTTTAAGTCAGTAGCTAATCTAACCTTTTCCGCCCACAAATTGATTTTTTCCTGTTCATATATAGTAGATGGATTAGTTAGCTGTAAATCAAAATCAACAATATCTGTTCCAGTAAATCCATTTGCAATTAAGTGAACCATAGCAACTTGAACTAATTCAGATACTATCACCTTTTGAATTCTTTCAATTGTTCTAGCAAATCTAACATCTTCCGCTGCCAATGTTGCCTTACCATTGATATCTTCCTCATATCCCAAAAATGATTTTGGTACTTTCAATGCTGCAAATAATTTTGCTTTTAAGTAATCCAAATCTTCAATAGCAGTATATTGCAATCCGCTTAATGTATCAATAGATGTACCACTATCACCACCACGTACTGGCATAAAGAAATCTTCGGTGATATTCATCATATTATATTTCAAATTGTAATCACCTGTTTGAGGATCAACAAATGGAGTTTTTTTAATCTTATTGATAATTTTTTGCATATAATTATCAACTTCTTGTGGTGGTATATTACCAATATCAATTTTAAAGATACGTTTTTCTGGTGCTCTCATTATACGATGAATCATCATCGCATCTTCCATAAGAGTAATCTGTTTCCATAATCTTCTAGCATTTTCAATCATGGATTTACCATATGGTAAATAATTAGTATCTGAATACAATCTAAAATGCGCCATTTCATAATTATCATATTCATGCTTACCCAAATAATCTGGATCAACTGTGAATTTTATTCCGGGCTCTTTTCGATTTACTCTATTTGGGTCATACGGGCCTTCCGTTCTAGTAACGTGATATACAGATTGTGGATGTACATTAATTACACCCTCACCTTCTACAATTTCCAATACCAAAAACAAATCACCATACTTACATAAGTTTCTAACCCATGGCCAAAGATTAAATTCTATATTTAGTATATCATAAAATAAATTATGCAATACTTCTTTTATTTCGTTATTCTTTGAGTTAATGGTAAGAATATCACCGAATTCATTTTTAGTAGTAGATTCATCTGCATATATATCTAATGCAGATGATATTATAGGATCATTATCCATTGCATCATAGTCCAAGAATAATTCTCTTCTTACAGTTGCATATGATAATTGGGTTGTGAAATTTTCATATTTATAACCCGTTTGCAATCTATAAAATCTATCTTTAAGTGATTTTAAATTTGATTGTGATTGACTTTGTTCGTGATCAATTACACGTGTGCCTCCTTCGTCTCTTTTAATGATAACTTTGGTAGAGAATAATTTTCTTAACCTTTCAAAAAATGCACTATTTTGTTGTTCCGCCATATTATATAATTATATAAAAACTATTTATTTAATAATTGATATTACTTACCCAAGTAACCATTTGATATCTTCGGTATCATCCCCTATTCTCATTTCGTAAGGGTTCTGTCTAAATCTAGTATTGGAATATCCATTTCCCATTGATATACCAGGAGATGTTGAGAATGAATTCAATGCTTGTTTCGCTAATTCAACTCTTTCACCCTCTAATCGCAATGCAGTATCTCTTACCCATAATCCTATTGCAAACGCCATAGTTAAGTCGTCATTATACCCACTCATTGCTTCTGCTCTACTACCATTCCAAATAAAAGTAAACAATTCATCTATCAATCGTATTGATTGTATAACCATTGCCTTTGCTTTAAAGTTTTCATCTAATTTTGATATAATCAAAGGCCTAGTTCTGGTCGATGTAGTAAATCCTGCTACCTGTTTCTTTTCTTCCGCTCTCAACTTATTACTATATTGACGTTCAATATCCACATACTTATAATCGTTGCTCTGATAATAAATGTTAGGATATCCTCTATCAATACATTGTTGCACAACCGCCCAACCGATATTAGCATTTTCGATAACTAGCAATGCATTATTCCATTCAGTTGCAACTGCTACTAACATATTACCAAAATCTTTTGTATCAATTTTTCCTCTATATTCTGCAACTTGCACTATGTTTTGTAAGTCTATCACATGAAACGTTGAATAATCTGTGCCATCACCTCTTGCAACGTCAGCGACTACCATATAAGATTTTTTGTAATCTGGATATTCCCACTTCCAATAATTACCATCAAACCCAGTCTTTTCAATTGGATCTTTTACAAATGTTTCTTTGTACCACAATAATAAAGATGAATCGATAACAGTATTACCAGAACTAACAAAGTCGCAATCACATTCCTGTGAAGCTAATTTTAATCCTAAAATAGCATCCTGTTCATCTCTCCATTTTTGATCACGTTCTGGGTGTACTGTCCAATGCAAACGTATTGGTTTAAATTCATTTGTACCTTCCTCTGACCCAACCCATTGCTTGTGAAACCAGTTACCGATACCATTAGGAGTAGATAATGCAATACAACTACCACCCGTTGAAAGTGCAGGCGTCGCCGCTGTCCAAATTGAATCAATATCATCAATGAACGCAGCTTCATCAAATATTAGTAAAGAAAGTGCTTCGGAACGTCCAGCTTCCGGTGATGATGCAACTGCTTTAACTTGTGAACCATTTTTTAATCGCAATGAAAGTTTGTTATCTTCTTCCTCATCTACCTTTAACCAAGATGGTAATCCATCATACATAACTCTTACCTTAGTTACTAAGTTTTTAGCAACTTCCTGTTTGATAGCAATTACAAGAATGTTAAAATCTTCATTGAATATCATATTCCATAATGAAAATCCTGCTGTTAATGTAGATATACCAGTTTGTCTAGATTTTAGTACAATATTATATCTGTTATTCTTAAATTCATTTAATGTTTTTTCCTGAAACGGAAATAACTCAAATCGTATCTTTCCCTTTGTAGGATGTTGTATTTTACAATACTTTTTCATAAAGTATACAGGATCAGCTGCACACTTTTTATATTCATCCTTTATTACATCTTTTAATGTTCTATTTTGATTCATTAACTCTGAATATTTTATGTACGTTAGGATTGGTAGATTCTTTTAGTTTTTGTTCATGTATAACAATGCTTTCTTCCAATTCACTCAACCCCTTGGAAATGTTATCAATTTCATCTTCCATTTCCTTTTTCATAACATCCATTGGTTTAGGTAATTCCCATCTTTCAATTTTACCAGATTCTTGGATGAATTCATAATAAGGTTTCAAATCTTTTATTCCTTGTTGTATTTGTGCGATTGCATCTTTTCCTATTCCAATCGCCTTTGTATACATTCTCCATTTTTCATAATCATCCCACAATCCAGCTATTTTAATATCTGCTTCGATTGCGGTTAAACAATCTAAGCAATAACCTGTTTGAGAAATATAAATTTTATCAACTCTACTTGCTTGGTGTTTTGTACATTCGGGATTTTGGCATTCTTCTTTCTGTCTAATAAAATCACGAATTTCTTTGAATACTTCATGATTTTTTCCCGTTTTCATAACATATCCTTCCATTTGTTCATAACGGTAGTACTCATCTTCCCATACATCCCCAACTTTTCGATGTTGCTTCACACCCTCATATCCAATTTGTGGAGAGTATTGTTCATCTCTGAATACATAATCTACTAATTTTTTTCTAGTAGAGTGCATCAAATTCTTCTTAAATTCCTTTTTCGCCATAACTATACTTTAATATATATATAAATATTTTGTGTAAACTATGATTTTTTTATTAGTTTATAATATGTGGGAGCTGAAATATTTAGTTCTGCTAATATTTGTTTAACGGAGAATCCTTTTGATTTCATTTCTAAAATTTTTTCCAATTGCATCAAATGCTTGTTTTCCCAATATTTTTTTCGGTTTGTCAATGCTTTTTTTATAAGCATATTCCAATCTACATTTTTCATTGCATCTTTAGTTGAACTAGATATTTTAGATTTAATTAATTTTGCCTTTTCTTCACCATGTCGTTGCTCATATGTAATACCAATCTGTGAGATTTTTATTTTTTCTTTAGTTGAGTCCGAGTGTGTATAATTAGTATCTGCACGTGCTTTTCCACCAATGCTCGCTCTACGTTTTTTTTCATCAGAGGATAAAGTCTTATTATATATAGACAATCGCGTGGCGTTATGTTTTGCAGCCTCTTTCATTTTTTCAAATCCTTGTTCAGAATAAATGTTTTTCCATTTTTTACCTTTTCTTTTTAAAATATTAGCATCAACTGCATATTGATTATATCCACCTGTTCCACCATCTATCATATTGTATCCATTATCTATACTGTTATATTCTATGATATATTTTATTTCTAATATATTTAACTCATCAATGGAATCACATTCTGCAATAATTTCCCATTTAAAATTATCATTACCATAAGATTTTAATGCTTTATGAAATTTAGATTTAGGATTTTTGTTAGATATATTTAAATGTTGTGCAATTCTATTCTCAATAGAATAAATAGTTTTACCTATATATGATTTATTATTTAAT